AGTCCAGTGGGCGAGCAATGGTATCAACAACTTTGATAAACACAATGCCTGCATCGTGAATAGTCTAATTCACCACACCATCAAATAAACCTACTTGCTTTTTGGGTTGTGTAAAGCCTTTATTATTTATGAAATTCTTAACATTGGTAACATCTTCGTCTTCAAGCTCGTTATCCCAAATACTCATTTAGTCACCCCATTGAATATTATGAATTGCTCTTTACCATTATTCGCTGTTAATTTTCTCCCTCTTGAATCAACCAAGTTGTACATAACTAAATTTGAATCTTTGGAAATTCGTGGTACCAATAAGAACTGTTTTAATTCAGCAACTTGATAGCCTGATTGTTTTGCCAAGGATTTGTAACCAGCATCTAAAAAAGATTCAAATTTATCGTCATTCATGCCATAGGGCTTTGGTACGTTCCATTTTTTGAATGCAGTTCCATTAGGTGTTTTAAATGTTCCAAACCAAGAGTTAGGCTCTTGCTCGTAAACACCACCTGTTGCTAAATCAAACGCTTTTTTAATGGTGCCTTCATCTGGAACATCTTCTTTTTTTGCATGTTTTATATTGTTACTACTGGCGATAGCTGCATAACTGAGCTGAAATTGTTTTAAGTCATCAGCATAGTTACCAAGCGTATTTAAATTCCCATAGCGCTCTCGGAATTTTTGCTCCAATGCTGTTGGTAAGACAAATCCACCTTTGCTAACTAGCAGTTGACCATTTATCAACGCATCTGCTAAGTACTCATTATCTATGGCTCTATTTTTATTTTTTGCCAATCCAGCCAATAAATAAGTACGATCACTACCACCCAGTTGACTTAATGCAGCGCCCCAAATCTTTGAGCCATCTTTAATACCCTTACTCTGCGATATTAAATTACCAATAAAATTGAGTTTTCCATTCACATCTAGCGAATCAAAAGTCTTTTTTGCTTCTGGCAAGTATTCTGGTGAAATCGGCTTTATTGAAGCATTTGCATCCATATCACGCTGTGAGACTTGATATGAACCAATATCAATGACATTCTTGGCAAATCCCTGTGGATTCATCTTCATTTCAACTGGATTAAGCTCAGGCAATTGAATGCCTGCTTCAGCTAATAATTGATTTGGATTGTCTTTCGCTATTTGTAATTTTTGATTGTAAATATTTTGGTAAACACCCATGACTTTTTGCTCACGCACAGCAAATGCTGTGGTGGAATTTTTCATATTTGCTTTTTGTGCATTCAGCATTTTTAACTGATCTGCTGTACTTAACTTTGAGAATTGTTGAAAATTCTTGGATTGACCAATGTAAAAATCAAAATCCTCTTGGTTGGGTGTACCTTGCACTGCCGTCCGAACATTCTCAATATAGCTAGAATCTAAATCACGACCAGTTAAAACGGATTGCTGGAACTCAGTAAAAACCTTATTTGATTCACTCACACGTTTGTTTTCAACAATCTGTTGACGTTGTTGCAATGTATGAATTTTGCTTGAGATTGACGCTTGGTAGTCTTGTACTTGACCGCCGTTAAGATATGGATATTTACCCTCGTTCAACTCAGTTGAAAGCTTAGATAAATCCTCCGTATTGGATGCATTGATTGCCGAAACAATACGTCCATCTATATCAATTTTATTGGATTCAGTTCTTAATTTTTGACGATAATTTGCCTTATCTGCTTCTGACACAGGTGCATTATCAAGATATGAATTAAGATAGGCTTCTCGTTTCTCGGTTGGCAAACGAGTGGCAATACTAAAAGCACGATCAAGAAGATTGACACTCTTTTGCTCATCGGCTTTTAGCTGAAGCGGTAAAAACCCAGCACCTTGACGACCTACAGCACTATCAATTTGTGCTTTATATTGATGCTGCACATGCATGGGCAATGAAGATGAAAGCTCCTTATACTGCTCATCTGACCAAGTTTTTAATTCTTCACTTGCCTGCTGATTAGTTTTAGCTCCGTTGGCAACATCATTACGAAGTAAAGTGGTTTGTTCATTAAACTTAGATGAAAGAAAATCATCAACTTTAAGTTGCCCTTCTTTTTCAGCCAAATCATTGTTGTATAGTTCTAACTTTTTTGCCTGTACCTCTTTTTCATTCTGCTGCTGATTAATCTGATCAGCAATTTGACCAACATTGTTAAGTGTATTTGCGATCATTTGACCGCTTTGGTCTTTAGGCATCTGGATACGCTGAACCTGTGGCATAGCATTACCAAAATTACCCATTGGGATTCTAGCCATTATTTCCAACCCCCGCTCACTTTTCCGTACCCCGAAGCACCAACGGAAATTGTATCTAATGCCCCAGTTGCTAAAGCAGTATTCGCATTTTTACGATAAACACTCGCCTCGGCTTTTAATCGCTGTGATGAATTAAATCCGCTAATCTCAGACATCGCCGCATCATAATTCCCTGCCTGCTCAATAGAATCATTGATTGTGATTGCTGTGCCTTCGTTTACAGATAATCCATTTTCTGCTGCTGCTGCTCTTGCTGCGGACTGGGCTTTATTTTTCTCTCTACGAATACGTTCAGCTTCAACACGACCTTGCCCTTTTACCGCTTCTGCATCTGCTTCGGCTTGAGCTGCTTGATACTTGTTGTTTTCATAATTGTTGTATGCTGTTAATGCTGTGCTTGCTACAGTCGCAGCTACGGCTACATATGCCAGACTCATGCTATAAACTCCTTATCTAAGTACCAGATACTTAATAAGAATGAGTGCATATCTTCTTCAGGTACGGTTAAATCATTTTCAAGTTTTTCAACATCGGTTTCATCGGTTGGGTGGACAGTTAGCCAAGAGCTATCTTCGTGAAAGTATCCGATACGCTTTGTGCCTGCTTCGGATTTAACGATTGTTGGTGCATATAGGGTTTTGATGCCGTTCTCAGTGATTAACGTCACCGCGCCTTTTAAAAGGATATTTTGATGCTCGGTACGATGCATCTTGCTAACAACCCAGTCCCCAGCTTTTGCATCCATCTGACGCATATAAACACCAGGTGCAAAGTGATTAGTAATTGGTAATTCAGCTTCAGGCAATGAACCATTCTCAATGCCTTGGCAAAAGTATTCTTGAATGCTTTTAACTACTTCAATGTAGGTTTTTCGATCTTCATTTTTTAAGATCGCCGCAAAAACACCCTCAGGCTCTTTTATTAATTCAGACATTGTTAAGCTCCAAATCTAATAAAGCACCAACACACTTAAAGCCAAATTTCTTATACAGATTTATGCAAGCGGCAGACTCAACGCCCGTGGTTGTGCCACATTGCACCCGATCCGCACCATTTGACTTTGCCCAATCAATAAAAGCTTTTACCAACGTATATGCCGCAGTTGTTTTGCGAAACTCAGGCTTTACATACAGCACATAATCGAATGCAATTTTCTGATTATTAAACCAATCACTTCCCATACCACCGACAAAACCGCCACAAATCAACCCATCTTTTTCAAGAATAAAGATGACACCACCGCCGTTAATTAGGGTTTTGAAGTGTCGAATTGTTGCAAGCTCATCAAAACCACGGTCACGAAAGTTTGGGGATTCTTGGATAAATTTTCTCCCGATTTCGACTAAAATCGGGATGTCATTTTCAGTAGCTTCACGCAATTTCATGCTTATTTCTCATTTATAGACATTTGCATGGTTATAGCTTGCATGTGAAAAGGTAACGGTTTGTTGTGTGAAATGATGATGGGTGTCTTATGTAAATCTTCCCACGTTCCACCCTCTTCCAAGTGGTAGCCCGTGTAAGGTGGTTTAATGCCTAATAAATTATCTTCATATGTGAAAGTTTCGATTAGCTCGCCGTTTATTTCTGGTGCAATGGTCTTATTAAAGAAAAAGCCAACTCTGTCAATTTTTGCTTTAAACATCATTGTTGACATAGGTGCTTGGCTTAGTTCTGGTGGAAATAACTCGGCAACACACTCAAATAAACGACCAAACTTAATTGTTTTACCCACCATGTCTGGGATATGTAGATGCGTTCCGTTTTCAGAAAAAGTCACTGAAGAAAATAAGCCGTTAATTTCTTCATACATAGCTAGATTGTCTAGGTAAATGAAATTTGAATTATCTATATTTTCACTGGTTAGTGTTTCTTGACGTTGTGAATCCAAAAGCGCATCAAAAGATATTTTCTCAAGACAATGCAAACCATTTCTATTGATCAGCATAAAACAAAGATCAGAACCCAATGCCGTAGGAACTGAGCAAATACTTTTTACAATCCCTCCAAAGTCATGTTGTGCCCAAGCCAATATTTCTTGATCTCTATTGAATGTAATAGATGCTACTTTTCCGTCACCCAATACACACCACACAAGGCTTTCAGGCTCTTGTTGGTAGCAAATTTCGCTAATGCCGCCGTGTATTTCCCCAATATGTGAAGATAAAGCACTGATCTCAGGCGATACCAATCCATCAACTTCATATCGATATGACAATGCTCTTAGGCGCTCACCGCCACGCTGTACAAATAATAGCTCGTTACCAACTCGACACGGCCGTGTTACAGGATATGCACCGTATGCAGTATGTTCATTAATATTTACAGTTGTTGGGGTCAGTACGCCGTCAGAATCGACCATGTACTCGCCGCCTGACGTGAGGCAGACTACACCGCGCTGGGCTTCCAAGAATAAAATACTGTTGGCAAGGCCTGATGCAGATACAATACTGAAAGCATCCCCATCCTCCGTAGTTTCAAGGAAGTTACCATTACCCCCAACGGCACTAAACCATATCTTGTTCGGGGCTTTTTTAGTGTTGGCCAAGACAAGTCGCTGCTTAAAATAGGTACAGCAACGTGGATAACCATCGGTGGCATTAAAGACAGGTGATAATATGGACCAAGAGCGCTCTATTGCCTGCACATCTGAATCAAGCTTGACGATGATTTCACCATTGACCTGATTAGTATTAACAAATTCAGTGATCTTGATGATTCCACCATTCACACTAATATATTTACCTATATCATCGGCAACAAACCCCCCTGCTGCGGCTGTCACCTCCACCCAGTATGAGGGCGAAATATCTGGCTGCTGCCCTGTTCCATCCTTGGTTGCCTGATAGATTTTTCCTGAATACTGAATCACATCCCCAACAATATACGCCGTTGTATTTAGCCACGTATTTAGAATATCAAGGGTAAATGAGATAAAAGCACCTACATCTTTTCCAGATGGTTTTCCCTTTCTAAATGGAGTAAGTGCGTTTTCTGAGTCAGTAGGTGCATGGGTATAGACAAACTGGTTAAATTCCCATGCAGTGAAGTCCATTGAAGAACGAAAACGCTGCACTGGCACATCTTTATGGGTAAAGAACATCTCATAACGATATTGCACGAACTGAATATCTGGTATCTGCTCTGCGGTATATGGTGTAACGACATTGGCCACGAATGCCTTTGTTCTTGGATTGTATATATCAATAGTCAATGGTCCAAAAACCAGCATATACGACTGATCAGAACTAACAACAAATGGGATCAGGCGCACAGCATTAGGAACTATTCCCATATGAAATGTTCCTGGTCTTTTTCTTACTCCACCCTCCACCAAAGGAATGACATTGCGTAGGGTTTTAGCCCCATTTGCATACTGCTGAATGTCCGTACGTGTATATAACGTTGGTGCAAGCTCCCCAGCACTAAAGTTATTTTTCATAATGTACTGTTTCATTAGTTACGCACTCCGATCAGGGTAGATTCAAAGTTAGATGCAAAATCCTGTGCTGGACGTTCCTGTCCATTGATTGCCCTTGCCTGCTTTAACATGCCTTGGAGTTGTGCCCATGCGCTATCAGCTTCCGCCTGACTGCCTGTAATGGGTTTTGCCAACTTACGCACCAGATAAAGGGCCATACACTCAGTAAATAAAGAATCCCATGTTTGCTCATTGTCATTGTCATAGACATACACAAGGTTGATCAGGCTTGTATCTGCCAATATATGCCGTCCCTCAATCTCATAATTGATTTCGCCAGCGTCATAGACACGCATAAAATCATTGGGTAATGGAAATGCATGGGCATAACCAAAAGATGGGTGTGTGGAAATTGGTGCAAGCTGGACACGCTTCTTTGCAAAGCTCCACGGGTGCATCCGTAATAAAGCCTTGCGTGTACTGTCATAAATGGATGCACAACGCCGTGCATTTTCCGTGCTTTCATCGAATGAAATAATAGACTTTGCACCAATCATGCTGAGCGCTTCATTGCAGATGCTTACGCTTGTTGTAGTCATAATAAAAAACCCACTCACTTTTATTCATAGTGAATGGGTTTTAGGTGCGGTTTGCTGGGTATTAAGTTAGCTTGCAGAATATAAACGGTAGCCCTCAAGCTCCCATAATTTATTTTCGGCATGTTTTTCAGCATTACTGCGGGCTAAACGCTCACCAATATCAGCATTGAAGTTTTCGGCATTAACACATGCGCTAAAACCAGTGGCCAAGAAAAACTTACCATCTAAAAATGCATGGACAAAGGTAGAGGTTGTATCACCTGGCTGTTGTACGGTCACATAAGCAACACGATCCATAAGAGCATCAATCTGATCTTTAGTCACACGCGGTGCTACTGCTTTTTCTGCTAATTCTTGTTCTGTTACTGCTTTACTCATGTTTGGATTCTCTTTATGTACAGAAAGGATTTTTAAATCTTGATTGACATCAACAACTAGAAAGTACCCGCATCCGTAACACTGTTGCACGCCCTTAATCACAGGCCCGCAAATTAAGTAATCGTGTCCACATTTAATCGGCTCATTCATGATCTTTGCTCATTCTAGTTATTAAAAAAGACCCAACACTCTGCTCAAGAATGTCGAGCCAAGACCCTACCAGTTAGACAACGAAGTCGATAGCGACCACTTTTAACTCATTTGCACGACCAGCACCAAACGAATAAACACCACCAACCTGTGAAATATTCTTTTTATCTGGACGATCTGTAATGCCGAAGCCAGTGATAGCAGCATCACCAAAGTGACAAGCTGTACCAGAGTACGCAATTGTGCGCGCTTCAGTTGCACCACCAGCACCATTGTTTAATTTTTCGTATGGAATCCAGTTAAATCCTAACCATTTTCCACCCACACCACCTTCTTGTAGCATCTTACCAGCCATAAAGTCGGCAGATGTTAAAGTGGTATCACCCAAGATTTTAGACAACATGTCTGATGTGTAGATGATGTAAAGCTGCTCGCCGTTTTGCTCATCACATTCGTTTTTACGAAAGATTGATTTAGCTTTGATGAGCTGCTGCTTTAATGTGCCGAAACCAGACAAAATGATTTGACCAGATGGCAAAGCAACTGTACCAGTTGTTACTGTTCCATTGTCGGCAACGGTTTTACGAGTGACGTTGCCAACCAACGCTTGGTAGACAATATCGTCAATTTTGCGGTTACGAGCGTCTAACAATAGCTTAATGTATTTATCATTTGGATGTGCTTTAAGCTTTGGAATATCGCGGCTTTCAATCGGAATAAATAAATCCCAATCTGTCATTAATGCAGTACGCACACCGGCATCAGGAATCGTCCAAGTTGTATCACCAAATCGCGCACCAGATGCTTGCATTTCAACCGTGCCAAGATCATTGATTGTGAAAGACTCACCTTGAATCTTGCCACGGTTCACAATGGTTCGTAACAAGCGTGAATCTTGCTGCGCACAAGCAACTTCATAGTTATCGTGAAATTGCTGTACAAATGCAGCGGTTATTTTGTTTTCATTTACAATAGGCATTGTTTACCCCTTATTTGTATTGCTTCTGATACCAGTTCTGAACTTTTGCATAAACCTTGCTGTGGTCAGGATGAGATTCGTTCTTGTAGGCTTCCGATAACATCAATGATTGAATATCTTCTGTTCCGCTTTGTTGGGTGTTTTTGATAGAAGTATCTTCGCCTAGTTGCTTTCCGAAATAAGAAGCCATTTTCAAAACAAGCGGATTGTTCCCAAACTCAGGACTGTTAATTTCATCTGCTGTCAAAACGCCGTTTGTAATGAGATTGTTTGCTGCTGACTGAGCATGTCCAAAGTTTGCTTGTGTTTCATTACCCCAAGCTTCCGTCATGGTTTGAACACATGCCTCATTGTCCATAGCTGCGTTTTCTTGTGCGATTTTCGGCAACAAATTGGCATATTCACCAAGTAAGAAATTGACTTGATCGTTATTGAGACCAGCATCATGCGCACGTTGCATAAACGCTTGGTTTTCTTCAAAAGACTTAAATTCGTCATAATCAAAGCCCTCAATACTTACTTGGTAACCATCTACAGACTCAGGACGTAAAGGCAAAGCATCATTTGTGGTGTCTGTAGTTGTCTTGGTTTCCTCACTTTGACCTTGACCGCCAAGCAAACTATTTTGGTTTGCATTTTGGTCGTTTGTTTCAGTCTCTGTTTGCGTATTCTGAGTTTCTTGTTGTTGGTTAGCTTGCTCAGTCATTGTCTAATTCCTCTGTATAGTTAGGCTCATTGGCTCTTGTGATTTGATTGATAATGAATTGTGGAATACTGTTCTGACCTGATCTAAAACAAGACTCCCGTTCTGCGTCATGACCGCCACGTACATAAGTTGTTTTGCAAAATCTACGTGTCAGATCTTCCAAAACTCTTTGCCCGTTAATATCCAAGTCAAAAACATTCTTATACGTTTCTGCTGTTGCTCTAGTTAGCTCAGTACGTTGTACAAAAGTTGCTTGCTTATCTTCTACAGGTGCGGATTCTTGAATAACTGGTGTGAAATTCAGGCGTTTTTCAGCCCAATATTTATCTTTCCACTTGGCTATTTCTGAGTTTTGATAAATATTGAAAATCACAGAAATTGTGAGCGCTAAAATCAATACATAAATCATTGCATCACCCCTGTAGTCATTTGTTGTTCCAGACCTTTAGCTACAACATCACCAGCCTTGTCCAGCATTGCTTGCTGTTGCTGTGCCTGTTGCTGCTCTTTAGCTATTTGCTCACGTCTATCTCGAAGCTGCTTAACTTCGTCACCAGTACGCATAATTGATTGAGGAACACCGCGACCATTGCCAACGAGTACAGCCACAGCATCAAAATCAACATTGTCTAAAATGGTTTGATCAATAGCTGCCATTTGCCCAACACTAGCCACAAATTGCTCTGTTGCCATGACTTCTTCCATGCGCTGTGAACGTGCCAACGGTGATACAAACTTGAATGATAGATTTCCACCCAGTAGCTCTTGTGGTGGTTGACCTAAGACACCTGAACGCAAAGCTAGACCGAAACAACGATCTAAAATTGATTTCAGATACTCAGATTGCAAACGTCCGTACATTGGACCAAGCATTTGACGTATCAGCTCAACACGGGTATGGATTTCTGTAGCTGTCATTTGCTGTGTGCCAATTGGCGGCAACTGATCAGCCATAAGTTTTTTGCGGATGCCGCCTTGTAAGTTATTAATCAAATACTCAGCAATGACAAAGTTGGTGCCATCATCTAGGCGTTTCATTGAATCAATGCTATTTGCGACAATAACCTTTCGTGGACCAATTTTGACTGTATGAGGATTCAATACGCCGTCATCTTCAGCAATCCACATCCCACCGATTTGTAACTCGGCTGAATGAAGCGTTTGCTTCATAAGCTCATTGACAGTTTTTGCATCTGCAAGTGCCAATGTCATCTGACCATTTCCGTAGACGCTGTTGGGTAAACGGCGTAAGCGTGGCACAGAACAAGGAAACTCGTGATAACCAGATTCTTTCATGCAATGTTTATTGCTCACATCAATATGATATGAAGCAAAAGGCATATCTTTGTTTAGCTGCCCTGCACCTTTAGACTGCCGTGGTTGAATCACATGGAGAAGTTTTAATTTAGTATCTGGATTATTTGCTAATGTCCGCTTGACTGCTTCGTGACAGTTTTCTTCGCCGTAGGTTTTAACCATAGCTTCGGCTGACATTTCATGTTCACGATAGATTGTGTCAATGATTCCATCTGCACGAGTTGATCCGATATAGCAGTTGCCTATATGCCAAGACTCAAACACATAACCACCGCCTGCTTCACGATCAATATCAGTGTAAAGAACACCCCAACCAGCCGCTACAATATCCGTGATCGTTTCATAGCTTTCACTATCAAAATTTGCTGCATGAATATTGCGCCACATGAATTGACACACATCTTCTAACCAACGCTCACCATCAGTTAAAACAGTCAGGTCGTCTATTCCATCCGGTTGTGCTTTAAACCAAATTGCATTGCTTGGCGTAACACCATTCATAATCATTGAAACAAGGACTTGAACCGAGTCTGCGGCTGTAGAATCGTATAGATCAGCACGTTGCTGCTGTTGCGTCTTGCTATTCTCAACCGTAGATGAAAAGCACTGCTGACGCTCAGGCGCACCAAACTTGTAACATTCTGACCAGTGCGCTTCATAGTTCGCACGAGCAGACTTTAATTGATCAAGTCGCGTACAAAGTTGCTGTGCGAAATTCAACATTAGCCACCACCCAATTTTGTTTTTGATTCACGCAATAAACCTGGATACTTTTTATCAATTAACCCAGCAATCCCCCCCAATGGTTTTTGTTCATTACCAAGGCTTAACATCGAACCACCAGATAGACCTTTACGCATAGCCTTTTTCATGTTGGCTTCTATCGTTGCCTTGTCTGCTGCTGCTTTAGCATCTGCTTCGGGGTCTTGACGCACAATCTTAGGACGACCACACATATTAGGACTCCTTAGAACCCCAGCCTTGAGCTGTCAAAACTTGGGCTGGCTGTTTGGTTTGCTGAATTGGTGGAATACCTTGTTGGGGTTGTGTAGCTTGGGCCTGTGGCAACGACATAGAGCGCAATTTAGCCTCAATACGTGCCTGCCCTGCTAAAATCTTCAAAGCCCAATCAGGCGGTGTTTGCTCGCCTGTATCACCAAGCTGGCTTGTATCTAATTCACTTGGCGGCTGTACAGGATTGGTTGCAGTGGTGTCGGATGGCTGATCTTGCTGCGCTTGGACTGTCTGCCCTGCACCTTGATCAGTATTGGTATTTTGTTCTGTGGTTTCAGTCTCAGGCGGTGTTTGCTCGCCTGGCACTTTGGTTACTCGTGCCATAAAAAAGCCCTATCGTTATGGATAAGGCTAGTGTTTGGTTTTATTAATTACGGTTTGTTGGGTGATTGAGATTCTTTGAATGTGGTCATTGGTCAAACCTCTCTTGGTGAAAATATCAAAGCCAAAGCAAATACCATTGCATAGATGCCGCTAAAGCAAGACATCACCTGATCACCAGCCATTAATGCGCCGAAACTAGACAACACGTAAAAACATAGGAAAAAGACATGCAACTTAATCATGAGCCACCCTTAAGCGCTTGCTCTAACTTCTTACCAATCTCAAACATTGCCCAACTCTTTTGAAGTTCTGATGCAATAGACATAACCTTTGCGATGATTAACCCTGTTGATCCACCCGCTTTTGCAGCTCATCCACTTTTGATTGTTGGTGTTGCCAAGCTGACCACATACAATGAATTCTAGAATCGCTGTATGTATTTTTTGATTAATCCCATTCGGCATCAGATAGCCATACATCGCCAAGCCACTTCTCAAATTCACTTTTCATCACTTCACCCCCACTTTACAAAGCGGACTAACATGGTTCTCAATGTGCGTGTCGTCGCCCATGTCGTTTGAATAAACCGACTCGTAATCTGCGATGGCTTGTTTTAATCTCGTTACTCTTTGCGTGTCATAATCCCAATCAAGATCAAGATACTTAACATCATGTTTTGCATTGATAATTCCACCATAAGACTTAACTAAATCAAGACTCGCAACTAGGCGTTTGAGGTGCCTGAGATTTACAGCATGAAGCTCTATGCGATAATATTCACCATCAATTGTGCTGTAGTATTCAGCTAGATCAGGCGCACCATCAATAACTTTCCTCGCCTTCTCAACACCGTGCTGCTGAATGAATTGGATCGCGTTCATTGGCTTTGCTCCTCACTTAATTCTTGGTTTAGGGCGTTTACCCTTGCTTTGCCAAACTTGCTTATAGTCTTGATAATGCAAAGCAATGCGGGGTTGCCCCAAAGCCCACAAACCAATTGCTGCGCTCATGCTGATCTTATTTTTCTTGCTCATCACCCTTCTCCGTCACGATTTGTAATGTTCTCTAAGCTCATGCGTGCTGTGTTCATCTTGTTGTATATGTCTAGTGTGAATGAGTGCCTAGTTCCTGATTTAATTAGAGAGAGTGTTGAATGTGCACATCCTGCAATCCTTGCAACATCAACCAAACGCCCGCCATAACTTCTTATCCAATCAACTATGTCTTTCGCCTGTTCTGCTGTTGGATAAACACGGTGTTTTACTAATCTTGCGTGTGATACTCGATGTGTACGCACAACTTCATCAACTACAGGTTTAAACTCAATCAACCCTCTCAACTCCTCAATCAACGGATGATCTAAACCTAGCTCAAAAGCCATCCTCACCTCCTTCGCAGTACACACCTCATAACTCGGTCTATTTTTCTGTTCAGCTAATTTGTGAAGTGCTTGCTTCACTTGCGTTATTGTTGGGATTTGTTTCACGCCCCACCTCCCACTTCTTCAGGTGAATGGTATTCAGCTAAGGCATAAAGTCTTGCCATGGATCTATCACAGTTCCGATCTGACATGATTTGATCAATTCGTGACTCAACATAGGCTGACCGCTTATCAAAATCCTCTTTTGACATTGGGCTTGCTTCGGCTGCTGTATCACCATCTGTTTTGGCACAAAGAACACTAAAATCAATTTGAGGTGGTTTAGACCATTTCTCTTGCGTAACACCTTTCTCAACAAACTCATTCACAACATCAATGTAGTTATCTTTGAATGCCTCATATGCGTAATAAGCGGAACGCTCATAGTTGTTTGAGTAGTTGAGATTAGAAAACATCTCATAACAACGGTTGTAAGCTTCTTTTTCTGCATTAGTGATTTCAACATCTCGGTCTGAAAGCCACTTAATGATGTTGGCTAAAGCTGCGTGTTTCTTCTTGTATGAATCAACTGCACGTTGTTGCTCAGTACCAAAGCCTTGAATGCCTAAACACCATTTGCGGAACATTGCTGGATCAGGACAGAAGCCGTTATCACGGACCATTGATAAGCCAATATTCACTTGATCATGTGTAAGACCATCGAGACAGATTTTCATTGCATGATTGATCTGTTCTGTATCAATACCATCAAATGTTTTCTCAAAAGAACGTGGTGCAATTGCTTTGAAGATACCAACCACTTTTGCAGAGTTGACTGGTTTAACTGCTTGTTGATTGTTAGAAACCAAAGTTGTCATTGCCACGCTCCTCTTTTGCGATTAAAGCTTGTATTTCAGACATGCGAGTTGATGCTTGGCTTTGCTTAACAAAACCGTGTGTTTGTTGTTTTGGTTCAAACAAACCTTGATAGTTTCCAGTGACTGAAGTCTTCAAAGACTCATTGCTTCCGTCATAACCCCACTTCACGAAATCTTTGTAGATCGTGTTGAGTGCGTTTTTAGTCAGCTTGGTTTTAGAGGTCGTTGATCGATTAGAAACAAACTGTTCCCAGAGTGATAAATCACAAAGGTTTTTAAATCGGTCAGATGTGAGTTTGATTACTTCGTCATAAGACAATTTGCGAGCCTTATCTTTACGTTCAGCTTCGGCTTTTGCTTTTTGTTTTTCTAACTCAAGTTGATCCTGTTTTTTCTTTTCTTGAAAACAGTAAAAATGAGCTTCCAAAGGTTTTTTGGAGCGAAGCGACTTAATTAATAATTCTATAGATATAGTTCTATAAATTAATTCTATTGTGTCTTTACTAGGTAAAGTGGTTATCGCTTTACTAGGTAAAGTGCTGCCCTTTACTAAGGAAAGCGCTTTACTAGGTAAAGTGGTACTTTCTTTAGTGAAGCGGTCAACCAATGAGACCTCATTAATCTGGTACTCATTACCCTTGCGGCTGTTCTCACTAACAATGGAAATCACGCCCAACTCGATAAGCTCTTTAAGACCATTACTAACAGTTTTGGTACTTAGTTTTTTAGAGCCTGGTAGCTTTCCGCCTTGCAATTGAGAGTAGCTAACATGGTCAGTCACCTTGTCTTTAAAGCCGTTTATACGATCCTCAAGCTCTGCATACACATTCTTTGCCGCATCACTTAAAAATGGGCGAACCTCTTGGCGATATAATCGACTAGACATGACATAGCCTTTTTCAAACTTGTCAGCCATTTTTTTACCTTTGTTGAATTGGACAATGTTGTCCTCGTGTTTTGGAAGTGCTGTCATACTGCACCCCACTTAACATCATTGAGAGTTGGTCTAAACACCACCACACAACAACCAAATGGCGCGTTTGATTTAGAGCCGCCAAACTTTAAGCGCCCTTTGATAAAATGAATTTCACGACCTAAGCAGTAATTCTGAAACCATCGCGCATCCGTGCGAACAGGAACCAAAGCAACCACTGTATGCCCTTGTTTAGCGGTGTAAGCTGCCTTAGCCACCCAGTCAATAATCTCTCGACCATACGGAGGATTCATCCAGCAAGTGCCAGTCCACTCTTGTTTTAAGCCATCATCCGCAGGACTAAAAAAACGCTCACACTTTGCATTCTCTGGTAATGCACATACATCTAGATCAAAATTAAAAACTACATGTAGCTTCTCAAAGATGTCTTGAGGTGTTGACCAAATATCTGTGCGGTTGTCAGCAAGTCCAAATAGGCCTAATTTTGACATTGAGTTCATGCTTCACCACCGATTGATGAAAGATTGATGTTGTAAACCGCTAACCATGCGTCTTTGTGATATGAGTTCACGCTGCCATAGTTGGCATCTTCGGCTTTTTGGATTTCTAGGCGGTTTGTTTTGCTGTAGCGGCGAAGTTCGTATGTGTCATACTTGCCACCAGTGAGTGCTTGAACCTTTTTAATGGTTGCGAAGCTTTGTGACTCATCCACCAGTGCTTCTAGTTTTTCAGCCTTACGCTTGTACTTGGACGCTGTAGACATTGCGGTTGCTTCACGACGACTACCGATTTCGGCTTTGGTTGCGATAGCGTGGTCGCGTTCTTGAATAGCAATCTGTTTTTGCTTTTCTTCTTCAATCCGTTTTTTAGCGCGTTCGATTGGGTCGTCGATTGCGTAGGATGGTAGGTTTGCTTGTAGCTCCAACTCTTTCCAGCGTTTAATCACTCGATTACGCAAAACGATGTTGTAACCAGTGACCAAAGTCATTGTTAGTTCTTCGTCTAACAAATATTCAGTTTGCTGGCGGTTCATTGAGTCAAAATAGATGCCACCAAATTTGGATGCATCTAAATCTAGGGATGTGAACATCACTTCGCAGTCACGTTTAACGTGGAAGTGCTCTTTTTCGCAAATTTCCGCAATTACGCGAGTACCCATAGTTTTTTGCTTTTCAGCAAATTGTGGTAAAATTGGCATGTTCATTTTGGCTTCTCCATTTTTGAACACAAAGGCTTGACCGTTACAGCGGTTGGGCCTTTCTCGTTTGTGGGTTTTGAGTCTTGGCTTATCACGTTCGACTCCGTAC